GGTGGCATCGGGCTTGCTAGGAGACGGACGCCCCTTCGGTTTGCAGAGCACCTCGATCGCGTCGCGGAGCGCTTCGAATTCCGACCATTCTGGAACTTGCTCGTATAGCGCCGAGATGATGTGTCGGGCCGCCACGCCCTCTGTGGGGCTCCCGGGAGCCAGGCTCACGAGCTTTGCGTGCAGCATCGGAAGCTGGTCCAGGAGGCACGAGAGCGCCTGCGTTTCGACGTCTACGTCTTCGTCCCTCTCCGGCCTGGCAAGCATAGGGTCGGCGCCGCCGGCGAAGACGATCGCGTGAGGGATGAGCCGGCTCCACTCCTCGAAGGAGCCCCATCGAGCGCATCCCATGTCCGGGCGTCCAGCGCGCCAGTACGCGCGAAGAATCAGCAGAGCGGCTCCCACGAGTCGCGGGCGCTGCACTCGAATGAACTCGAGTAGGTCTTGATGCTTGAACGTGGTGCGCCGCTCGGGGCTTTCTTCCTGAGGCTCGAGACGGGCCATGAGAACTCGGCGCGACGTGTCGCCGAAGAGCGCCATGTTGTTGCCGGTGGCCATGATCAGCGCGCGCCAGGGGAGAGTGGGAACGTGTGACTTCCCGAGCACGCGGAGATCCACCTCGTCACGCGCCGTGATGCATCGATCGATCGGACCTCCACCGAATGGTCGCATTGCGGGAACGTTGTCGAGACAGATGAACGATGAACCCTTGAGCGCGTATCCGGCGAGGATCTTCTCGAGCTCTACCTCGTCGATCGTGTAGTTCATACGCGGAGCTCCGCGCCCGGTCGCGATCATCGCGATTGCGTCTGTCTGAAGCGTCTTTCCGCTTCCTCTGGTTGAAGCGTCGAAGAGCACCGCTGGGATGCTTCCGTTGATGGCAGGGCGAGCTATCAGGGTCATGATCGCAGCGACGGGAACCGACCGATGCGAGGCGTTGACGTAGGGGAAGTCGGAAAAAATTCCGTTCAGCATTCCGAACGCCCACCGAGCATCTTCCTGAGAAGTGCGCTCGTCCTTCACTTCGGGAAAGTGACCGCTCGGTATGTACAGGTATCCTGTGTCCGGATCGTAGCCAGGTCTCTGCGCAATGGTTCCGTTGGCTCCGAAGGTGGGTGTCTCCGTGATTCCGGTGAGCGTTCTGATGCCTGGCCAGTGCCCCTCATCGTGAATGTGTCCAACGATGTCGTCGGTCGGAAGAACGTTCTTGTATCCGCCCGACGATTCGACCCACTTCTGAAATATGGCGAACTTGCTCAAGCGCCCCTTGATCACCGCTCGAGTGAGGATCTGGATCTGTGGACTTCCTTCCACCAGCTGTCGATGAGTGACGGAGTCATCCGTGTCGATGGTGGGAGACTGTTCGCTGTCCGTCTTTGAAACCTTCGTGACGCTCACGAGTCTTCCGCTGCGCTGATACATGTTGTCGTCGGTGCGGAGCGCCTTCACAGATTCCAGTACATTCGTGTGAAGCTCAGTGCTTATTCGGATCGTGGGCCTTCTCTCGCGTACTTGCTGAGATGGTGGGATAGAGGACGGAGATGACTCCGGAGAACTTCCGTCCGCAGTAGCGGGAGCCGGATCCGCGAGCCATACCGGTTGTCGTACCTTCCCGCTCTCGCGCGTCTTCCGATCGGCGCTGTCGAGCGTCTTGCGCGACTCGCCTTCTCCGAGTCCGCACGCCTTTGCGGCCGACAGCATCTCGTCGTAGATCCATTGCCACTTGTGCCCCAGGTACACGCCGGCGCACTTCTCGAAGAGCATGCAGGCTTTCGCGTAGAGCGTGTTGTTGCGCATGCCCTCGGTGCAGGCAGCGAGCGCGCGGGCCTCGTTGTGGACCGCTGCCTCGAGCCATCGCTCGACTCGTGTTCGCGCGCGCCGATCTTCGCTGAGTGTCTTCGGTGTGTACTGGGAGATGATCTTGGGGAGCTCTGGCTCCGTCACCAAAACAGTTCCCCAGTGCACAGGCAGCTGCGCAATCGCACCTACTCGCGTCCACACGTAGCGCTTCCCGTTGGCGTGTAGTGACGGAGCGACGACGACTTGACCACCTTCCACCTTCACGTCGACGCCGGGCTCTCCGCCGACTCCGGCGACGTTTACGAGGCGCTTAACGTCGATCTCCGGAGGCACCGTGAAAAAAAGTCGATAGCCACGCCCAGAGTCGCAGCGAGCCGTTTCCGGGAGCGGTCCGAGCTCCGTCTCAAGCTTCGCTCCACGATCTAGATCGTCGATGTCGACGGCGAGGATGTACTCGTCGACGCCGAGCTGCCGCCCGAGCACCATGCCGACATTCGGCTCGAAGGATAGTCGAGCGAGGTGATCGCGGATCCCCTCGATCGAGAAATCCCCTTTCGCCCAGTTCTTTGCGATGGGGTGCTTTCCCACGGACGAGGAGCCGTTTTTGGACTTACCGTGCGCCTTGCCGCAGGTGCATCCCCCGGAGTCGGTAGGGGCGTGAATCAGGATCGGCTTGAGGCCGGCCGCGCAGTATTCGGCGACGGCTTCCTCAGCGGTCTCGACGGTCAGCAGAGAAGCCGGGAGTACTAGGCTGGGGCGATTTCGAACAGGAGGGAGATCAGGGAGATCGGGAGGGTTGCTATCAGTGTCACCAGTGCCATCCGTGATTTCTTCCACCACGCCGATCGTCCTTTCCTGACACACCAGACAGAAGGACGAGACTAAGCGCCTCAGGGAACGGGCGTCAAGTTTCTGTTGCTAAACAGCGGCAACAATGTTTACAGTGAGTTCCGTGAAGCACGACGAATTTGTTGGCGTTCGCCTACCGCGTCAACTACGGGGGGCCATCGAACGAGAACGTCTGCGTATGAGCCGAGCGGCTGGCGCAGAGGTAAAACTGAGCGCGGTCATTCGCGCAGCACTCGAGAAACAGTTTCAGCAGCGTCGCCGGAGGGCGGCTTGATAATCCTGTCAGTGCTGGCGATCGTGGTCGGTGTTTCGTACGCGCTACACTGCGCGGTTCGCTTCGGGTACTCGCAAGCGATGATACACGTGCTGGAGGATATGCGCGCGGAACTCGACTCTGTTAAAGGCGAGGAAGGGTTCGCTTTGGTGATTCGAATTGTCCAGCGAATCGAGGCGCGCAAAGTCGGGTGGACGGCTAGAAGTCGGTAACCAGGTTCATTGTACGAACCATCTCCGCCGCCTGCTCTCCCGTCATCACGTCTCGCGGATTGAGCGCGAACATCTCCGCAGTCTTGTGTCTTTGTAGCGATGCCGCTAACTGAAGACGGTTTGTCTTGGCGTCCGTCTTGAACAGTTCCTTCTTCTCCACCTGCCGCCTCCGCACCCGCTCGATGACCTCCGGGGCTTGTACCCGTTCGAGTTCCCTGCGGAGCTCCAGTTGCGCCGACAGCTCCAGTGACGATGCCGCCGCCAGGAGTGTCAGCATGACGCCTCCGAGCTCTTGGTGGGTCTCGCCGACGGGTCTCGAGTAGACGAACCCGAGCAGGTCACGAAGTATCTCCTCGGGGATCCGAATCGACTGGGCGAGCTCGAACGCCTCCTCGAGAAAACGAAGCGCTCGCTCCTTCGGGTTTCTGAGCGACTCTTCCCCGAGCGCCAGCTTGACCCACTCGTCGACTTGGGATTGCAAATTTTCTAGCGGATTCATCGCGGCCGTCCGCTCTGCGCGTACTTCTCTTGCGCGTCGATCGCCAGGTCGAGACATTCGAGCGGATCGAGACCGAGATCATCGATCCATCGAATCGTAGAGAAGATGATGTTGCCGAGCTCTTTCTTGAACTCGCGCTGCTGCTCGTCACTGAAAGCCGCGTAACCGGCGTCGCGACAAACGCGCGCCATGTCTCCGATCCCGACCATCATCCGGAGAACAATGTCCCCGGTGCCGCCACGCAGAGGCGTGTATCCCCAGATCTGCCGCCCCTGCACGCGCAGCGCCGCAATGCCTGCGTGTACCTGTTCTCGAACCTTTTCGTGCTTCCTGATGTCCACTTCCACTGTCTCGCTCCTCTTGCAATTCGGATATTGCTCGCAAACACAATCGCTGTCGGCGCCGTCGATACTGAAGAACTGCGCCGGTGCGTTGCAGCGTTTGCAGAAGAATCCGTATCGAGCGGCTTCTTCTGACGAAATTTCTCGGTCAACACGAGTCGAGGTCGTCATGGCGATGGCGTCCCGCTGTACTGCCGATCGATCCACTGGAGCATTTTTGTCATCTCATCTGGATCGGAAGATCTGCGCCACGCATACCTGGTGCCATCGATAGCGACCAGCGAAGCGTCCACGAACCCGCCTCCGTCTCCAGAGTCAAACAGTACACTCATCTCAGAGACGGAGGAGATGCTAGTGAGACCCATTTTACCAGTCCGTCGACTCGCCGCCGTATTCAACCCATCCGTATCCGTGGATCGTAGTGAACATCGGCATCGTACAGACGATGGCGGAATACCCGTTCGCGTAGGTGGCTCCGTGCGACCACGGCTCTTGCGGTACGTTCGGGTACGGGATCGTCAGATTGATCCGCTGGTAGTTCTGCGTCGCTGGCGTCGGCGTCGAGGTGAACGGACCGAGCTCCGCCCAGGTCTTCACGAGTCCGTTCAGCGTGTACGCGCCAGTTGTGTTCTCGAGGCGACACGAGATTTTGCGGTCAGGAGGAGGACTCACGATGGCACCGATCTCTACGTCGACCCAGGCACCGCGAGGTCCCACGCCGTCTTGGTATCGGTCACGACTGATCGGGCAGGTCACGTCGCAGGTGTCGGTCGGTGATCCGCCGTGAACGATGAGCTGGTGAGTGCCTGTGGTTACCGTCAGGTTTTGCAGTCCAGCAACGGTTGTCGGTATGAAGGTGCACGCCGAGATCTTGCAGGCCGATCCGGCCATCTGCTTCGAGTCGTAGACGGCAGGCACCGCGGGCGATGCGTCCGCAGGAGGCACAAGTGGTGTGCCGATGCCGACAGAAATCAGAACGGCTCCGAAGAGAACGAGGAAAATAGCCAGGATGTTTCTCATTTGTGTTTCCTTTCACCAGTCAGTTGACTCACCCGCGTACTCGGTCCAGCTATACCCCTCTATCCGTGTACCCCACGGAATAGTGCAGTCGATCGAAGAGTAACCGTTGGCGTAAGTCGCTCCGTGTGCCCACGCTGTCTGCGGGACGTTAGGGTACGGGATCGGGAGATCGATGCGCTGCGTGCCGTGCGATGTCGGTGTGAGCGTTAGCACAGTCGGACTGTTCGGACTGATCTCTCGCGTGAGCGAGCCGTTGAGCATGAACGTACCGGTGGTTTCGCTGAGGGTGCAGTAAATATTTCTGCCTCCTGGTGACGACGAGACGGAGTTCACTTGAATCTCGATCCATGCTCCGCGAACCCCTACGCCGTCTTGGATCCTATCGCGGATGATCGGGCAGATGTATCCGCACGTGTCAGTCGGTCCCGCCTGAGGTCCCCAGGCGATGCCTAGAGAGTCCACTCCGGTAGCCTCGACATTGTACAGCCGATCCAATGTCATTGTCGCCGAGCATCCGTGCGGTACGCACGCCGAGCCGGGCATGTTCTTCGTGTCATACACCGCTGGGACTGCAGGTGTCGCGCGAGCGACAGCTGAATAGCGGAGCGCGACAGACATCACTACGAATCCGAGGATGATCAGACAGAGTGAGCTGACTTTCTTTTTCATGACTTCCTTTCAGGCCAGGCCTACGCCTGACTTCTTTCCGAAGATGCGATCGTACCCCTTGCGGTACGCCGGCGTCGACACCTGTGCGGGCCCGTTGCGGTAGATCACTTCGACGTTGCGCCATCCGTCGGCGTCTTCCTTGCCGACATTGACGAGTTCTTCACCGGGTGACATCGGAGTGCCTTCTTGGATCTCGTGGAAAGTGCCCACCTCGTACTCCCCCTCAACTCCGCGGTTTCGAACTACTTGGCGCACGCCGTCTACCTGCGGCCCCAGGCGCACTCTGTCGATCGTGCGTTTCATGGAATTCCAGGGATAGCTCTCGACAGTTCATAGAGGTGCAAGTGCCTCACGATTTCGTCGACAGACATTCCTGTCATGTCGATGGTGGGCTTTCTGTCCTGGGTCGCCCACCCGCCTTCGAGTTGCATTCCGGATGACATTTCAGGTCCAGTGTACCAGAGCTCATCAACGCGAGAGATCTGCGCGCGATCGATGTCCAGGCCTAGGTAGCGCTTACCCTCATCCCAATATCGAGCAAGGATGATCCATGAGCAGTGCGGGACAATCGGCAGTCGCTCGGACAGGTCGGCGACAAGTTTTCCGGCCGCTTCGATGTTCGCCGCTCGGTCAGGGCTCGAGAGACGATGGGCAATGTAGACGTGTAGCCGTTCGGTCATTTTGACTGTTCCGCAGGGTGTCGGGGCCACGCTCCAAAGAGTCCAATGATCATGTTCTGCACCATCGCATCAGGATCGAAGTCTTTCAGTTTTCCGTTCATCGTTGAGCACCGGATGGCGTAGCGTGCAGCGGTGCGTATTTGATCGAACAGAGGTTTTGATTCAAGCCCGGAGAAGGCGACACCGCGAAAAGGCGCCGGCGGCTCTTCGCGCCCCTCGGTGTAGAGCCAGTGGTCTTTCGGAAGCGGCATCGACGCGATGAAGCATCCGCTCCCGTCTGGAAGACGAACAGGCTCGGTCGCCGTTGGGATTTCGTGCGACGTCCACACGGTGCGCCCCTCGAGCATCACCTCGATTCCGTCGTCGCGCATCGCGACACCGAAGAGGCCCATCGGAGCACGAAACCCGACGCCGTTGAAAACTTCGTAAAACACGATTGTTGGCTCCCCGCCAACGAGTTCTGCTTCGACCTTCATGGCTTGGCTCCCAGTCCGCCGGTGCTCGCTTCGAATTCCTGGATACCTTGATAGATCGCAGCGCGCATGTTGATAAATCCGACAACTCCTCCGTGCATCATTGCGCGCAAGTACATTGCAAGCGGAGTGGCGTGGCCGTCTCCCGGGATACCTTGCGAATCCTCGTGTTCGATAACTCGCCACGCCAGAGCACGCCAGACGACATCCGTTTTGCTTGAGAGATCTTCCTCCGACAACTCGAAGACCCGTCGCCGCTCCTCCTCGCGAAACGTGTACCAAAGCGCCGACTTCAGATCGCGCATCGGCGTCTCGCTCTGCTTGAGCCCACACCGCCAGATGTACTTGACGGCGTTGCCGAGGTTGAGAGGCAAGTGTTCAATGAGCTCGATGCACTCGATGTTCGAGCCGTGCTGGTTGTAATGACGGGGGTGGTTCACCCGCTCGTTTGGATCTTCACTCTGCGTTGTCGGCATGCTTCGCATCTTCCTTCATCCGCTCCAATGCGGCGTTCGTAAAAATGGCCACCTCGTTCGCAGTCGCCGGTCTCGGTTCTGCCGACACCCACTCCTCCCCGATCGGCCAGCAAACGGTTGCGTGATCCGGATCGGGTAGCGGGCGTCGGGTGACAATGGTGACGGTACCGTCTTCTGGGAACGACTCGTGAAGCAGCAACGCCTCTTCGGTATACTTGTCGCCGGCGACGTAGGAGTGCTCGCGCGAGCGCAGACGTACCGGGCGCGGAGCAAAATCGGGAACGAGACCTCCGCCTTCGCCGCAACGGATGCGGCCGAGCGTGTGGGTAGGGGGGTCTACCGCGTAGGCGTCACGGATGTGGTTCGGTTTCCAGGACGTACCGAATCCGTCGAACGCTACGTCCCAGATCCGATTGACGACCCACCCACAGACGATCTCCGATTCGAAATCCCACGGGTGACTGTGGATCGTAGAAACGTTTTTGACAGCGAACCGCGGACACCAGATGTGCATCCGCACGTCCGACGACAGGTAGAGACGCAGCATCCCGAGCCCTTGGTAGGACCATCGGTATCGGTTGCCTTGCTCGAGGATGCGGGTGACGAGGAGCTGAGTCGTGTTCATCTCCGAGCCACTCTACCGCCCATCCCGCCTCCGGTCAATTCTATTGTTTTCAACGTCCACAACTGCTAGCATTCGTCGCCATGGGATATGCCTGCAAAATTCTCGCTGATTCAATCTCACTCGCCGGCCATCGAATCACGACATTCGAGGTGACGTTTCCTCGCATCGTGCTCGCGGAGGTCAACACTCACTGCATGCTCGCGCGCTGTAGCGCTAGCTCACGAGCTCAACCGGTACCGAAGAAGATCAACGCCGTTCAACTCGATCCGTTCATTCCGGAAGCGTTTGGGCGCAACCAGAAGGGCATGCAGCCAGGAGAAGCGCTCGATGGACAGGAAGATCGGAAGGCGCGAGAGCTCTGGGTAACCGCTGCCTCTGACGCCGTCTATAACGCCGGCAGGCTCGCAGCACTCGGCGTGCATAAGCAGTACGCGAACCGCCTTCTCGAGCCGTTCAGCTGGCACACGGCCGTCATCACGGCGACGGAGTGGGACAACTTCGAACACTTGCGCGTGAACCCGATGGCGCAGG